CCGTATGACCCACGGACCCCAAGTAGGCTGGTACTGCCTGTCCTGTGAAGCCGTAAGGCCCATGAATAACCAGCTTTGCCGCTGCCTGGATGGCATGGAGAAGCCCGAGGCCATCGACCTGCACCAAGCCAACTACTGGTACCCGGTCTTCATTGGCGTGCGGGGGCCCAAGGTCAAGCGACATGGGTAAAAAAGCGGCATCGAAGTCTGGCGAATCGCTAGGGCAAAAGCCGGAAAATGAGGCGAAAAACGACATTCCCGAGGAGCTGGAACCCGTTTGGAATGCGGATGTCGCTTCGGCCTTCGCGACTCTGGAGGCGCGCCAACGGGTTTTCCTCCTCACCTACGTCAAAACCTGGAACGGCGCCGAGGCATACCGCCAAGCCTACAACCCCCTTGCAAACGACCATATCGCCACCAATTCAGGGTCCCGGCTGTTGGCAAAGGAGGGCATCAAGATCGTCCTGGAAGCCTTCCTGGACACCCAAATCGAAGACCTCCTCCTGGTCAAGCGGACCTATGTCGAGGCCGCCAAGACCGCCAGCAAGCCCATCTTCGGCAAGGACGACCTCGGTCAGCCCATCATGGTCATGGAGCAGCCCGACCACGACGTGCGGATCAAGGCCGCCCAGGCCCTGGCCAAACTCCACGGGTTCAACGCCGCGGATAAGGTGGAGGTCAAGACCAACCAAGCCCTGCCGGCCGCCTTCACCACCCAGTTCAACTTCTACCTCCAGCAAATGGGCGTTGCCCCCCTGGCCCTGCCCACCGAGGAAGCCGAGTTCACCGAGGTCCCCAAGGACAAGCCCGAAGGCTTCCGCGATTTCAAGTCCTTTATCAGCGACAAGGAATGAGCGAAGCCAACTCCATCAAGTTCACGGAATGGCTGAGGCTCATGTCCTTTGTCCAGTTCCACGCCTTTTGCGGGATGCTGTGGGATAGCGGGAAGAAGCGTTTTCTTCGGTGGGAGTTGTGGAAGGGTGTGCGCGGGTTCCCGGGGCAAATGGAGGTTGCGACCGCGTTCGCCGTCCACGCGATTATCTGGGTGCTCAAGGCGCGACAGCTTGGGCTCTCGGAGCTTGCGGGGCTGTACGCGGTCTTCGTGTGCCTGACCGAGCCCAATTCGGAAGTGATCATCATCTCCAAGAAGCTGCCGGACGCCAAGTACTTCCTCAAGCGCCGCGTGCTGTGGAAGCTGCGGGCTGCGTATGCCCTGGAGATGGAGCCGGGGAAGAAGTTCCCCTGGCCTGCGTACACCGACAACTCCGACACGGGGAAGATATTGTTTCCTGAAAACGGATCGTGGATCGAGGCGGCCTCCAGCGATAACGAGGAGGTGCGATCCAGGACTCCGCGCCTGGTGATATTCGATGAGGTGCGGTCCTTTGGTGAGGCGGATGCCGATGAGCTGTGGTCCGCCATCATCCCCGCGATTGAGTCCAACGAGAAGTCACAACTGATTTGCATCTCGACTGCCAAGTTTGGAACCTGGTTCAACGCCATGACCAAGAAGATCATGGACGGGGCTTTGAGCGGCATCAAGTTCCTGTTTCTCCCTGCGGACACCGACCCGAAGCGCACGCCGGATTGGCGTAGGGAGAAGCTGAAGAAGTGGAGTAAGCCGACGATGTTTATCCGCGAGTACCCGCTTAAAGAGGAAGATTGCTTTATCTCCCGCGAGGGCGCAGTGTTCTCGCCCTTCGACCCCAAGCCCGGCGGCCGGCATGTCAATCACGTCAAGCTGAATTGGGGTAGGCGCTACATCATCGGCTATGACCACGGTAGGCAGCACCCGGCCGTGCTCCTGCTCATGCAGTACGACCGCTATGAGAATCATCTATACGTGTTTGATGAAGTGTTTTGCAGGGACATGGAGCTGCCGGAAGTGGCCTACGAAATCAAATCGAAGATGCTTTACTACGCCAAGAACCACCAAGCGCCACCGCCAAGCCTACGCATAGCGGATCGCGCCTGCTTCAACAAGGACGGGCGTAAGCCGGTGTCCGAGATCCTGCGCGAGCTAACCGGCATCGTGTTCAAGGAATCCATCAAGCCCAGCATCCTCGATTCCATCGACGATCTCAACCTCCGATTCTCCAACAATCAAATCACCATTGACCCGCGGTGTGTGCAGACTATTCGACAGATTGAGGAGTTGCGTTGGAAGAATGAGCCGGGCGAGGTGAAGAAGGAAGCGCCGGTCGATGTAGAGGATGACGCCCCGGATATCCTGCGCTACGTCTGCGCCGAGCTGCGCGGGTCCATCAAGACGGAGCCTGAGAAGATGACCTTGCGCCAGCAGCTTGAGGCCAAGGACCGGGCGAGGAAAGCGAAGCGTTACAGTCAATTCGATACCCAAGAAGCAAACCCCAACGCCTGGCAAGCAGGATAGGAGATAGAATGTTCAAGTACCTGGATCTCGTGAAAGTCGTGAAGCCCGAGCCCCCGCCCGGGGCCGTGGTCATTCTCAACACCGACGGGGCAAACGACGCCCTAGCCTTCTACACCGGCGCCGTGGGGCGTGTGATTGCGCGGGTGCCCGGAGGCTACAAGGTCTGGTTCCCGGTGCCGTGCTTCCCAGACAAGGGGCAGGCCGTGGACCTGGCGGAGAAGACGCTGCGGCTGTTCCATGGGGCGACGGAGAAGGACTACCGGGCCGCGCACTACCCGGGGATGAGCGCCGCCCAGCCCATGCCGCCGCTGGAGGATCATGGGGGGCCGCGCCCAACTGATAGGAGCATGGGGCCAGCCGTGCAGGCTCTTTACGACGCCACAAGGCCAAGGGTTGCGGAGGGATTTGAAGGTGCCTAAGCTGGCTGACTGCCTCAAGGTGACGTTGGACCGGCCCACCTATGCCAAAAGGCTGGAAATCATGAGCTGGTTTGAGGAGAACATGCCGCATGCGCACGAGCCAGGCATCTATTGCGAGTTCTGCGCCCAGAAAGCAAGACGTGAGCGAAGAGAAGCCAAAAAAGAAGGTTAACCTCCCCTTCGACAAGGCCGTGGAAGTCCTGCTCGAAAGGTACGGCTACGTCGATTACTGCGTGGTCGCCCGCTCGGTGGACGGGGAGAAGTACGGCCGCTGGGTGGCCGGCGACGGCCAGAACCCCGTGGGCGATGAGGACCGTTCCCTGCTCCTCCATGGGGACATGGAAGTCCTCCAGGGCACCATCATCGACCGGGCCAAGGCCCGCCTCAAGAGCGCCGCCCGGCCCGCCTAGCCCCTTTCGTCATTTCATAGACCCCCCTCCCTACTCTCTCGGCATCCCATACGCCCATCGACGGGCAGAACCGGGTATGAAAAGGGAAATCCGCTGTTCTCAGACTCGACGGAAGCGCGACGGACAAACGGTCGTACTCTGCGACAGGTTCCTGGCCATGATGGACGAAAACGGCTCCATCCGGATCAAGTGTCCCTGTTGCGGAACCAATTACCTGTTTGTCCCCCAAGCTGTGCAAGGCCCCAAGGTTGTACGGCTTGTGGATGAGAACCGGAGCCCAAATCCAAAGGATAGGCCATGACCGCATCGACTCATGAAAAAATCTACCCCATGCCCGGCGGGCTCCATGACGACGCCAACGCCTCCACCCGCGACTCCGCGGATATGGGCGTGGTGCCGGACTTCAGCAACTTCAGCCCCCAGCTCGGCAAGAACCCGACCGCGGGTTCCTGGATCGGCCTGTGCTCGGTGGCCGCCATCAACAAGACCCCGCCCGGGTACATGAACCTCCGCAAGAAGGGCACCACCGGCCCCGCGGGCAAGGTCCGCATCCCCCTGTTCGACGCCCCCGACGGCTAATGGACGCACCCGAGATCGACCTGGACCAGGTGTTGGACTTCGAGACCTTCGTCTCGCGGTTCTTCCCTGGGTTTGAGCTTGAAAGCGTGGTGATGCCCAAGACCGGTGAAAGGATCGAATATGGCAATGGGAAAGAACAAGCGGAGCCCGCTGACTCAGGCGGTGGCGACAGCCCCAAGCCTTGACAAGGCGGTTTACCCCGAGGAGGTAACCGTCCGCAAGGCTTCCAATGGCGGATACATCGTCCGCACCTCCGGTGGCAAGGTCTCGCCTTATCCCGGTGAGGAGGAGGTCTATCGCGGCCTTGCGGGCGTGCTCAAGTGCATGCGCGCCCACTTCGCGGACAAGGAAGAGGACGACAAGGGGGATTACTAAGCCCTATGTCCGATGTTCGCAAGGATAGGGACGAACTAAGAGGGTTCCAGCGCAGGAACCGCCGGGAGCGCGACCGGGAACGCCGTAACTGGCGGGCCTATGACGCGACCGAGTTTGGCCAGTACGACGAGCAGGCTTTAGCCGTCCTCATTCAGGAGGGCCGCCCCCCGACCTCATTCAACATCCTCAAACGGTACATCGACACCATCACCGGATCCATTCTCGCGGATGGGTACGACATCCATTACGAGACTGAGCTAGGCGATGAGAACAACGCCGCTATCCTCTTCAATGAGCTGTACATGGAGGACCGCGACCTGGGGAACTTCCTGGGCGAGTTCCTGGAGATGGTTCGGGCGGGCTTCATCTATCGCGGCTGGATGGAGATGTTCATTGATCGCACGCGAGACCCTCGTGGACGTGTAGGGCTTCGGTACACCTCCGCGGACCGCATTGTTGCCGATCCCGACTGGACAACCCACCGGGTCAAGGACAATAAGGCCATCTATGTGAACAACTGGATGGCCCCCCAACAGATCTTTGACCGGTTCAAGAAGAAGACCCCGGAGATCCAAGCGGCCATCCAGCGGTACGAGTTGGCCAAGGGTGGCGACGGCGAGACCCGCGAACTGGATAAGCTGTTCGACCTGTCGCCCGAGTTCTTCGATGAGCAGAACGGGCTCTACCTCGTCTCCAGCCGGATGTACCTGGAGAAGGAGAAGCGGGACAAGCTGTTCGACCTCCAGACCCAGCAATTCCTGCCCGACCTGCCCCCTGAGGACTTGGAAGAGTTCAAGTTCGCGGCGGAGATGAGCGGGAGCAAGATCGAGGTCATCCCCTCCGAAATCAACGTGTGCAAGGTTAAAACCTTCTGCCCCGCCCTGTCGCTGGACCTGGTGCTGGAGCAGGGGAACCACCCCATCCAGACCGGCGGTTACCCGCTCTTCTGCTTCTCGGCGGATTGCATCAACGGCCGGCCGAATACACCCACCGATCAGCTCTACGACATCCAGTTGACCATCAATAAGCGCGAGTCCACCAAGACGCACGTATTCATGACCACAAGCTATAACACGCTCTTGGTGGAGGAGGACGCCACCTCCGACCCCGAGGACGCCAAGAAGATCGCGACAGGCAAGGGGCGGCCTGGGGCCGGGTACCTGGTCACGCCGGGCACGAATCGCGAGAGCAAGATCCGGTACATGGAGAAGAATCAACCCCCCGCGGAGCTGATGAGCGATCAGCAGTACCTGGTGAGCCTGGCGGACAAGCTGACCCCCTCCGTTCCTGCTCTTCAGGGATTGGGCGAGGAAGGGGATTCCGGGGTCTTGTTCCAGGCCAAGGTAGCCCAGGCGCAGATCGGCATCCAAATCCCGTCCAAGTTCCTGAAAGCGTTCTGGAATGAGATAGGCGACGCCTACTTCTTCGCCGCGCAGCAGACCTACACCTATCCCATGGTCTTCAACTCCAAGCGGCTCGACACCAGATTTGTCCTCAATATGGAGGGCGGGATCTGGATGGAGCAGATCCCGCGCATGCGCGTCACGGTCACCCAGTCCCCGACCTCGGAGACCTACCGGCGGCAGCTTATCCAGCAGTACGTGGCGCTTAACCAGTACATCCCCGGCGGGCTCACGCGGCAGGCGCTGGCGCGGCTCGTGGTCAAGAGCTTGCCGAACGTCCCGGACGAGGAGTTGGACAAGCTGGCCGAGACCGCGAAGCTGGAGGAGGAGTTGCAGAAGGAGGGGACGATGTTCCAACTGGAGCAAATCCGCATGCAACGGCAGCAGCTCATGGTCCAGCAGCAGGCGGGAGCTATGGGCATGATGCCGGGTATGCCGGGCGGTGCCCCACAGGGCCCGAGCCCGCAGGACATGCTGGCGAAGATTCTCGGCGGTGGGGCCGCGCCCGCGGCGGAACCCATGCGAACAGCGACGGCATAGGAGTGAGTATGGCCAAGAAGAAAGGCAATCGAAAGAAGGGTGGTTACTGATGGGTATGAGCGAATCCATGGCCAACCCTGGCGCCGCGTCCTTGGATCCGGGCGCCAATCCTTTGGCCGCCTTCGGCAAGTACGGGCTGCCGGGATTGGTGATTGCCGTCCTCTTCTTCTTTATGTGGAACGACCGCAATGCTTCCCGCGAGGACGCCAAAACGGCTCAACAGGTGATCCAAAAAAACACCGAGGTGATGGTGGAATTCAAGGGGGTCATGACCCAGATGCGGGAAGCGATGAACGAGTACACCGAAGAAATCCGCAAACTCCGCGAGGAGCGGAGGAACAGAAAATGAGCATCCGTGACTGGTGGCAGCGGTTCAAGTCCAAGTACCTGGTGGAGGAGGAGCCGGAGTCCTTCTCCCGCCCGCTCCTGGAGCAACCCTTGCCGGTGGTGGATGTGATCCAGGCCCCGGAGCCTCCGCCCCCGGTGTCTCACGTGTACGTGCGGGAGCGCGGCACCGGGGTATTCATTCCCTTTGCCGTGTTCCCGGAGGAATTCAACCCCGAGGACCACGGGGGAATGATGGCGGCGGATACCGCGGTCCTGCGGATCGCGCTGCCGGTGGACAAGGTGTTGGGGCTCCTGGAGAACTCCAACTGTCTGCGCGGATTCGTGGACGAGGAGATCCAGGCGCTCCGGGAGATGAAGCGCATGGACGTGACCGAGGACAGCCTGGCCAAGCACTTGAGGGATAAGTGAGAATGTCGGTCGCGGGCTCCTTCCGTTCGAATCGCGTCACGCCTCCGCCGCGGGCCGTTGTGGCCCTTGTGGACGTGCGCAACCGCTGGATGTTTATGGGCGACAGCCAGACCGGCGGGCGGGACGAGGGGGCGGCCAAGAGCCATGTCACCGCGTTTACGGCTATCTGGGCGAGGAAGTACCCCGGCAAGGGCCCGGCGAATCCCTACGGCGGCCTCCCGACCAACCCCTATCAGGACGGTGTGAGCGGCCGCAGCCTGGCCGGCACCATCACGCAGTACAACAGCCGCCCGGATCGGTTGACGGCGACGTGGTACCACCTCCAGGAGTCGGGAAACCAGCTCGGGGACGGCGGCAGCCAGGACACCCCGGCGAAGTACAAGGCCCTGTACAAGGCGCATGCGATCCAGGTGGAGGCCAATTCCCCGGGCGTGGTGCAGACCAAGGAGACAGCGTTTTCCTTCGGCCGAACCGAGGCAGGACGGGTCTGGGATGCCTACAACGCCGCGACCCGCGAGGCCGTGGCGGAACTCAAAGCCGAGCGCGGGATTACCGTCCGCATTGTCGAAACCGACCGGGACATCAAGTTGTTGCAGGCCCTGCTCACCCCGGCCGCGGTGTGGTTCCAGGCGGGGGAGGCGAACGAGTACCACTATCGGGCGCCGGGGAACCTGATGATCGCCTTGAGCATGTTCAAGGCCCTGGGCGAGAGCGTGACCCTGGAGGACATGGCGGATATCGTTGAGGTTTCGGACGCCACCAAGCGGAAGTGCTTGGATGTGATGGGGGCGAATCCCTAATGGCTTCCGCGCAATACCTGGACTTCGGCGTTCCCTTCCCGCCTTACCCCGGATCCAGTTCGGGCGCTTTCGAGACCTTTGCCCTCGATGCATCCGGCGACCGCATCGCCTGGACCTTCATGCCTGCCGAAGCGCATGTCATCACCGAGCTTGCGGTTCCGGTCGGAAGCCGCACCGGCACGCCCCCCACCTACCGAATCAGCTTGCAGGGAGTGGATTTATCGACCGGAAACCCGGACGGGACGGTCCTGGGAGGCGGGAGCCCGGCCAGCGCCACCTTTACCCCGCCCGCCGACACGACCTGGAATAACACGATCCAGTGGATCACCCTCTCTAATAGCTTCACCGTATCCCGCGGCACCATGTACGCGATCGTAATCGACTACTCCAGCGGGACCGTGGACGCGTCGAACTTCACGACCATCAACAATGGTCATACCAATATCGGGGCGCGCTCCGGAAACGTCATCGCCCAGCAATACACGGGGACTTGGAGCAAGCGCAATATTGCCCCGGTATGGGGATTTCGCACCTCCACCCAGACCTTTGGGAGCCCGATCAAGAGCTTCTTCACCACGGCGTTTTCCAGTGACACAGCCAGCGGAAGCGGCGGCGACGAACGCGGGATGAAGTTCACGCTTCCCGCAGGATGGGGGGCGACGTTCAAAGTCCGCGGTATCCGCTGGATCGGGAATATGTCCGCTGCCGCAAAGACGATCACGGCGACACTCTACACGGGGACCACGGCGCTACAGGACGTGACCATCGACTCCGACACGGCCCAAGGCACCGGAAATTACATGACCTATACGGCCATGTTTGACGAGTCCAGCCTGACGGCGCTGGACTTCGGAAGCGCCTATTACGTGGCCGTGAAGCCGAATGAGACGGCCTCGAACCTCGGTATTTACGGCCTAGAACTTGCGGCAGCCCAAGACCGCGAGTGTTTCGGATTCGGCCTAAACTCCCTGTGGGCATTCCGCACGGATGCGGGCGCATGGGATGAAACCGTTACGACACGCGCCCCGCTGATGTGGCTCATACTGGACGACATCACCGAGCCCGCTGCAGGCGGGGGCGGCACCGTCGGCCATGGTCTCACCCGTAGCCTTTTGGTGGGGCGGTAAATCATGCTGAACCTCGGCAAAGTCAAACCCGGCACCACCCTTTACATCCCCTTCGACACGTTCGGGACCAATGGCGAGAGCCTGACCATGTCCGGCCTTGCTGCGGGTGACATCAAGGTGTACAAGGACGGCGGCACCACCGAGCGGGCCAGTACCTCCGGCTTCACGCTCTTGGATACCGACGGCATCGACTTCGACGCCCTGACGGGTATTCACGGGGTCAGTATCAGCCTGGCCGACAACACCACGGCCGGTTTCTGGGCCGCAGGGTCCAAGTATTTCGTGGTCATCGACTCCATCACGGTCAACACCCAGACCGTTCGGTTTGTCGTCGCTACTTTCGAGATCGCCATCGAGGGCGCGGTCCTTTCGACCACGATCGCGACCCTCTCCAGCCAGACCAGCTTTACCCTCACCGATGGGCCGGCGGAGGACGACGCCCTGAATGGGTGCGTCATGTACGCGCATGACGTGGCTTCGGCTGTCCAGGGTGGGTATGCCTATGTGAGCGACTACACCGGGGCCACCAAGACAGTAACCCTGGTAGCGGGGCCGACCTTCACCATGGCCGCAACGGATAACGTGGGATTCTTCCCGCCCATCCAGGTCTTTGGGTTCGGCGGGACCGCTGGGACGTTCTCGGCGGGGCGTCCGGAAGTGAATACCACGCATGCGGCTGGGACGGCTTGGGGATCGGGGGCCATCACGGCAGCCTCTATTGCCGCCAACGCCATCAATGCCGCGAAGCTGGACCCGGACGTGACCACCGAGCTGCAAAGCGGGCTCGCGACTGCCGCCGCCCTAGACACGGTGGACAACTTCCTCGACACCGAGGTGGCGGCTATCCTGGCTGCGGTGGATACCGAAGTCGCAGCCATCAAGGCGGTCACCGACCTCCTCCCCGATGCTGGGGCGCTATCCTCGCTTGCCACTCAGGCCAGCGTGAACACGATCGACGATTTCCTGGACACGGAGATCGCCACCCTGATCACCCAGACCGGGGCTGCAGCCATCCGCACCGCGCTAGGGCTCGCGTCTGCCAACCTGGATACTCAGTTGGACGCCCTGCCGACTACGGCCGAAGTGTTGACCCAAGTCAACGCGGCTCTGGACACCGCCATCGCCGAACTTGGAGTAGCCGCCCCGACCGCGACCCCGACCCTGCGCACGGGCTTGATGCTCCTGTACATGGCTCTGCGAAACAAGACGACCAGTACGGCCACACAGGCGACTATCTCGAATAACGCTGGGACAACCATCGCAACCGCCGCACAGTCGGACGACACTGTGACCTACGAGAAGGGGGAGTTTGCCTAGTGGCTATCGATACTGCCGCCAAGCGTAGGAACACGGTGCGCATCATGCTGATGCCGCTTTACTTGGGTCTGAATACGGACGGAGCGATTGACAACGACGACCGCGAGAATGCTGGACGCGGCTATATCGGCTTCGACTACGCCGCCGCCCCGGCCGCCGTTACCGTTGTGGTCCGCTCCCGAATCCGTCAAGGAATGGGCATAGGCTTCTGATGGGCAAAAAGCACCCCATTTCCCCTACTTTCAGAGAGAAAACGAGGTAAATCATGGCCGGAATCATTCGCAGTTCGGGGCTTCTCGCCTACCAGAAAAACATCACCACGGACCTGGATGATACCGCCGCAAATGCCAACGCGGTGCAAAAAGGCAATTGTGCCAACGCGATCCTGGTAGGCCAGGACGGTAGTTCAACCGGAGCGGTTAAAATCCGCTTCGCCGACGGGACCGATGACACCCTGCCCTACCTCACCCCGGGGATCTGGCATAACATGGCCCCCTTCACCCATGTCTATTCGTCGGGCACCACGGCGGATACCGTGCGCGTGGGAGTAACTTTTTGAATGGCCGCCAAGGATTGGACCTTTGACATATCGAAGCTGGCCCTTGGGAAGCCGCTCACGCCGGTTTCGTTCGGTATGCAGCCGCAGAACACGGCCACTCAGCCGAAGGCGCCCACGGCTCCCTATGACCCGTTCGGAGCGTTCAAATCGCCGTCGCTGCCGTCCGGGTCCAGCACCTTCATGCCGGGCGGTTCCGTGCCCTTGCCGACAACCCAAGCGCCTACCAATATGTTCAACCCAGCAGGTTCGGCGACCCAGGGGATCAGCCCGCTCCCAAACATCGGCCCTACGGCGCCCGGAAAGTCTTTGCAGGATAAGCTGGTCCCGCCGCTTCCGACCAATACAAACGTCCAGACCGCTTTGCCGGCCTCGTTGCAAAAAGGGGCCATGGTTTCGCCTCCCGTGGCGACTCCTGCCCCAACAAACACCAGCGTCGCCACGCCCGCGCCCGCGTCCTTGTCCAAGGGCCCGATGTCAGCAGCCACCCCGACCCCAACGCCCAGCACCAGCGTAGCCACGCCGGCCCCTACGTCCCTGGCCAAGGGTGCGGTGGACGCCAAGACCGGCGCCGCCATCGACCCCAAGGCCAAGCCTACCGAGCCGGTCCAAACCCCGCCGGTCTCGCCGTTCCAGGATGCCTACACCAAGGCCATGGCGGAACTGAAGGCGATCGTGACCCAGGACGACCCGCGGTATAAGGCCGCAGTCAATCAGTTCATCACAAACTCCTCGCTCATGGACCAAGCGGATCGGGACATGCTGAAGATGCAAATCAACCAAGACCCCAACCTGCGCGGGCAGGGGGCGGGGATTGCCTTGATGCAAGTCTTGAACCGGGACCAGCGCTTCAGCCTCGACCAGGGCATCGCCCAGCTTTCCAACGCCAACCTGGAGCGGATCGTCAACCTGCAGAAGTACGGGCTGGAAACCGGGCTCAAGATAACCGAGGCGTACAACGCGCAGAAGAAGGACGCCTTCAATACCTTGCTGACCAATGGCCAGTTTGGCGCGGCGGCCTCGACGCTTCAGTCGATCTTCGATGAGCAGTTCCCGAGCCTGGGGCTCAAGGTGGACGCGGACAGCCTCAAGAGCCGCGACCCGTTCACGTTGAACCAGATGGCCACCAAGCTGGACTTTGTGAAGTCCTTGGCCTCCAGCAATCCCGCCGCGGCCCTGCCCATCGTGCAATCCCTGCTTACCGACCCCCAGTTCAAGGATTACTTCCCCGCGGGGATGACGGCCGAGCAGGTGATCCAATCCTTCGCTATGGGGCAGGTACCCCAAAACCTAGTGCTGGCCCAGGGCGTGCAGAAGACGATCAATGAACTTGCGGCATCGGGCCAGTCGTTCGATGAGACCGGCAATAGCTACGCCGAACTGTTCCGCCTGATGGGGCGGAACGCCGTCACCAAAGGCCGGGAGTTGACCCTGGAGAGCATCAACAGCCTGCGGGCCGCCCAGGGGCTTCCGGCCTTCCAACAGGGCGCGGACGGGTCTATCGTGGACGACCAGGGTAACCCCTTGGATGACCAGGATTATACGGAACTGGCCTACCGCAAGGACTACCAGGACCGGGTTACCAAGTCCTCCGAAAAGCCTTGGGAGGCGGTGTATAAGCAGCTTCTGGGCACGCCCGGATTGGGTGAGAAACTGCTCAAACCGGAGCTATATCCGGGCGCAAACGATGCGGTCAAGAAGGTTTTGGCGGGGATTTCACTCGGGACCGATCTGTTCTACAAGGACCCATCTACCGGCCTATGGTCCCTGGACATGAACAAGGCGAACCTCTCGATGAGCAATCCCGAGCTGCAGCCGTACTTCATGAACTGGCCCACCGCGGCATTCAACCCGGATGGGACCGTGGCCGCGTTCACCCCCGGCGGGTACGTGTACGGGGAGATCGTGAACGGCAAGCCCATCCTTTCGACGCCCGAGGACGAGGCCTTGGATCAGGCTTACTTCGCCTACCGCAACACCGGGGGCACCCTGGACCCCACCGCGTGGTACTTCGCGACTCAAGGCGGGAAGGCGGTCAAGCCGAACGAGGCGATGATCCCGGAGCAGTACCGGCCGAAGGGGGAGGACTTCCAGAACGTGGGGACGACCCTGGTCAAGGGCGCGGGTCCGGCTACCGGGGTTTCGACCGAGGCCCCGCAACCGGGGACCCTGGCCTCTCTGGATGCGGCCAAGGCCAAGCTGACCGAATCCATGAAATCCCTTCCCCCGTCCGTGAAGCAAAGCCAAATCGAACTTTACTTGGATGGCGTTTCCGGATCCGACTCGCAGGCGAGTAAGGATCTGTCCACGGCCCTAGCCTTCATCGCCAAGGACCAGACCCTGCCGGGCTACGCGGCCAACAAGACCACCCAGGCGGGCAAGGACTACGCCGCTTTCGTGATGATGGTCAAGGGTGGATTGCCTGAAGCGAAGGCGGCCGAACTCCTGATCCTGGCCATCGGGGATCGCTTCAAAACGTCCTACAAAGCCCTGACCGGAAAGGAATGGGTCTAATGGCCATCCCGACCCCCATCAACCCCTTCGAGGAGAAGCCGGCCGGGTACTTCCCCCAGCAGGCGCCGAGCGCCTACGCGGGTTTCAATTCGCCCCCGCCGCTCTCGCCCTACATTTCCGCCCCGGCACCCGCCGCTGGAGCCGTTCCGGGCGCCGCCCAAGCCCAAAGCACCCTGGGATACCTCGCGCCCATCGCCTCCGGCTTTGCCGCGGGCAGCCAGGCCCAGCCCACCACCTCCGCCGCGGGCGCCACCATGCAGGCTGTAGGGTCAGGCGTGACCGGTGCGGCCTCCGGTGCTGCCCTGGGGACCATGATCGCCCCCGGTCCTGGGACTGCTATCGGCGCCGGCATTGGGGGCTTGGTGGGCCTTGTGTCCGGCGGGATCCAATCGTTCTTCGGCCTCAAGCAGGCCCGCGCCCAGAAACGGGACTTCGACCGGCAGATTGCCGAGATCAACCGCAAGGAAGCTGAACGCTTGGCCTATGAGAAGGAATTGAACGCCCAGGCGCGAGCGGACACCCAGGAGAGCCTGCGGTACAACCGGAAGCAGGCAGCCCTCTCCAGCCAATTCAACGCCTTCAACTCGGTGCTTGCCCTCCTGAATAACAACCAGGCCCAAGCCCAGGGCAACCGAAACACCTTCATCGAGCAGGGGCGATAATGCCGATCATGCGACCCGTCCAGGAACCGATTTTGGGCTTCGGCGTGTCCGGGGCCGGGGTGCAGGATGCCGTCGGGGCCGCCGCGCCCATGGTGCAAGCGTCCCAGAACCTGGAGCAGCGGGGGATCAACGCCCAGAAAGCCCAGGAGGCTGCGAATTACCAGAAGCTGCTCCGGTCCGGAGCGGACGGTATGCGGGCGTATGCCACCGAGGTGGCCGGGATCCACCCGGAGCTGGGCCAGCAATTGGCGCAGGAGGCGGAGCAGTACGCAACGTTCTTCAATGACCCCAACCTGACCGGTGACAAGGCCGAGCAGTACGCGAGCCATTTCTACGAGAGCGCGAATAACCGAATCAAGTATGCGGATGAGCAGTCGGGGAAAGCCAAGGAAGCCCAGGCCAAGGCCGAGGCCAAAGCAAAGGCGGATCAAGCCTTTGCCGCATGGGATGCCACGTCCAAGGCCGAGCAGGAAAAGCTGGGGTTTAACCTCAAGGATACCGACATCAACCGGATTGCGTCGTCCGCCTCGCCGGAAGTCCAGGCCCACGAATCCTATCAAAAAGCCGTGGACAACCTCAAGAAGAAGACGCCGGTCAATGAAACCGGAACGGTTCGCCGGGACGCGCTGAATGACAAGCAGGAAGAAGACGCCTTGCGCCGAGCCATCGCGTTCAAGGAAAAGAACGCTTCGGCCATCGGCGCCGGGACACGCCTGAAGAAAATCGATTCCATCCTCACCCGCATGGGCGTGGAAGGCGGCATTCACGGGGACCCGAAGGGGAGCATCGAGGGTGCCGGAATCGGGGCCAAGACGTTCAAGAAGTGGCTTCAGGGCAAGGATGCGGTGGAATTCCGCAACACCCTCCAATGGCTTCACAATGGCATCCGAAACCAGTTGTTTGGCGCGTCATTGACCGAGGGTGAAATGGCGGCCTTTGAGCAGGCGGCCGGTACCGGGAACCTGTCGAATGAGCGCGACCTAATCACAGGCTTGCAGAATATTTATGCCGAGCTGGATCAAAACCTTAGGCCCATCGGCGACCAAAGAACGAAGGATATCATCAAGGCAGAGGGAATATTCACCCGCGATGATTTGCCTCACCCGAAGAAAGCGAAAGGCGTCACCCTGGGCAAGGGACAAAAGAAGGACTTCGGCGGCGGGATATCGGTTGAAAGGATGGATTGATGCCGTCCTATAAAATCACCACGCCGAATGGTACTTTCAAGGTCACGGCGCCGAACGAGCTTTCGGACGAGGAGATCCAGTCGTATATCCGACAGTCCACGGGGGAAGAGGAGCCTGCCGCGCCCGCCCCCGAGGCTCCCAAGCCCACCACGCTAGGCCAGGCTCTGGCCCCCTCCCTATCTAAGGCCATCGGCACCGAATACGAGCCGCGGCCCTATACGGAAAATATCGCTGCCCCGGATGTCCGCTCTCAACCTGTCACAGAAAGGGCCAGAGCCAAGCCTACCATGGGAGACTTGCGCGCCAACGAATCTCCCGAGGGTTTTTTTCAAGAGAAGCGAGGAATGATAAAAGTTCCTGCCGTAGATTCTCCCACTTCGCAGAAAGTTCGGGATGCAACCCTGGGGGCGGCAAGCGATATTCCTACCATTGCGGTTCGCGCAGCGGGTTCCGCTGCCAGCAAAGCGGGTTTGAAGTCCGCCACGGGCGGCAAAGACGTAGGCTTCCTGGAGGGCATGGCGGACCCGGAAACCGGGGTCTTGCGCGCTGGGCGCGAGTACGCGTCCAAGGCTCTCAAGCAGCAACTGGCCGATCTGAAAGACGAGGATCGCACCTATTGGCAAAAGGTCGGGGATTCCTTTGTTGCTGAGCTGGCCGCAACCGGGTACTTAACCGCCTCTATCCTGGAGGACCCGGTCGCGATGGCTGGTATTGTCTCTCAAATCACCAAGCAAGCCCTCAAGGGAGCCGGCAAGTTCGTATCTAAGGTGAAAACCAAAGTAGCCGAGAAAACCAAGCTCCCGCAGGAAGCCCTGGAGCGCGCAGCCAAGGATACCAAGGCGGTAGAAGCCGCGGCCGGCACCGAGGAAGCGCTGACCTACCAACTGGGCGACGACATCACCAAGATCCGCCAGGAGGTCAGAACCGGAGCGCCCGCGACAGAGAAAAGCCCTGGGCATCTTGGGATCGAAGGCGAGCAAGCCGCCGACATGACCAAGCATGACAAGGCCGTCGCCGACCTCATGGCGGATTATGAGTCCAGGGCAGCCAAGCAGGAAGCGGGCTATAACGCGGACGTACTGGCCCGGGAGAAGATCAACACGGAGGCGGTAACTGCCTTTGAGAAAGAGACGGCGACCCAAAAGACCGCGCTGGAGTCCGGAGTCCTATCCCAGCGCCCAGGCCAGCCCATAGCATCCGCTTCCCAGATCAGCCCCTACGAGTCCGGCAAGCGCCTAGAAACGGCGGCGAGCGAGGCGCGCAAGGCAATCGGGACCAAGTACCGGGACCGGCTGGATCAAGAGTTCTACAAGTCCGGAATCGCAGATATCAAACTTCCCGCCAAGTCCAAGACCGGCGAAGCGGCCAAGGCTTTGACGGGATCCTCCAAGGCCGTCCGCGTGAACCCCATGCAGGAGTTTATCGACGATGCTTTGACCCGGATCGGGTATGACAAGGCCAAGGGTTACCAGCAGATGGAGGGGGCCAGCAAGAACGCTGTAGAATGGCTCCTGAAAAAACGCGAGGGCGCAGGAAACATCAAGACCCTGGATCAGGCGCTCAAGTTCCGGAAGAACTTCCAGGATGACTTGTTCGCCTCCTCCTCGGGCCAAAACCCGCTCTTTCCCCGCAAGGGCCAGGCGGCGAACGACTATCGCTTCCTCAACTCGGTCTATCACGAATCCAACAACCTGATTGCCGAGATCCCGGCCAAGCAATTGGGCAAGAAGGAAGGCGAAACCTGGAAGAGGGTTTGGTCTGAATTACGCAAGGACTACGCCGAGCCAGAATCCGTCATTGAAGACCTGGTATCCGGCATCGGCAAGGCCGCGGACCCGGAAGACTTTATGACGCGCATCAAGGATGTTCCGGTCGATGACATCACCGCCATGCGCACCGCCGCCACTAAGCACAAGGAGATCCAGCCGTTGGTTTCCGAGGTGGAGCAAATGGCGTTTGACAACATGGTCCGCACCTCCCTGGATCCCGCCAACGGAAACGCCTTTTCCCCGGAGAAGATGATTCGCCTCTTCAACACCGAGGATAAGGCCCGCCTCAAGGCGCTTCTAGGCCCGGAGCGGGTCGCTCGCATCCAGCAGGCGATCAGCAGGTACAAGCTGCCCGAGAAGCCTACGGCCCTGCCCAGGGTGGAAAAGCCTGGCGCCATCCCGAAGCCGACCCTACCGGATAAGCCGGACTGGAAGATGTTGTCCAACGAGCCGGCATACAAGGAGCTGGCTGGTGCCTCTCAGGAAGTGAATCAAGGAAAGATTCGATCCAACATCGCGAACATGGGTCAGGATCCAAAGGTCTTTGCTATGCGGGAACTGGAGTTTCTGGACAACGCCCTGGGCCTCAAAGGCAAGGACAGCTATACGGAAAAGGTCTTGGACGCCTGGGCAGCGAATAAGCTGGGGATAGATCCCAAGGTCAAGAAGCTGCCCAAGGAAAACCCTCTCCCCACAGGCTACGCAACCGCCAGCAAGATGACCGGCGCGGGTGCGGGCGCGGCGATTGGGGCTGTGGCGGGTAATGCGCTCGGGGGCCCCGTCATGGGGGCGCTCCTGTCCACCCTGGGCCTCAAAGCGGGTCAGGCCGCAGGCGCCCAAGCGCTCTCCCCCGCAACCGCTGTGGCCGTGTACAAGGCCATGAACACCTTGGCAGGCATCAAACCCACCCCGAGGACGATTGCGCTCCTCAAGGCCATCCGGAACGCCGGCACCGCATCCACGGCGGCGCGGCTTACGGCGGAGCTGGAGCGGGAGATCGGGTCAGTGCCCGAAAAGCAAATAGAGGCTGTGGGAACTCCATAGGATCAGCCAAGTCGCGAAGAAGTAGCCGACCCTGAGTTGATACTGGGGCTTGTCGTCCAACCACCGAACAAAGTTGATTGCCAGGGCGATGACACAAAGCACGAGCGCCCAGGCCACGCCAAAGATGACCACCGACGCCCATCTTTCCGGACTTTCCATAGGCTAAAAGTAAATCCGTGGCCATGGGATTGGCGAGGTTATTAAACGGTAAAACGCCTTTTCCAAAGCAAAACCCCTAAAAAGCCTCAATCCCTCACATAATTCCCCACGTTTCCCAAAATCATTTGGGGCCTCCGATAGATTTTTTGCAGGGCGTCCCCTCCTAGAGCCCCATACCCCCTTCCGTCATTTCCGCAACCGCTCCCCCTACTCTCCGGGCAATCGGGCAGGCACCGTACTGCCCCAGGAGAAAACGAATGTCCTCCGAAACCGAAGTTCCCGCGCAGACCCCAATCGCTGCGCCTGTCATTTCCGATTCCCAGCTCCAAGACCTGGACAAGTCCCCCGGCAAACTGAAGGAGATGAGTTCCACTGACCGCGCCCTCGTGATGGAGCGCGTGAAGCAGACCATTTCCGAGGCAGAGAAACCCGCTGCCGTTGTCGAGCCCGTCAAAGACCCCGCCCAGGAGCCCAAGGAAGCCCCCAAGGAGGAACCCGCGAAAGCGGAGGCCCCCAAGGAGGAGCCCAAGGAGGAGCCCAAGCAATTCGACCGCCGCCAGGCCCGGAAGCAGCACCAGATAGACGCCGACGAGGCGAACAGATGGGCGCAGAAGCGCAAGGCCCTGGAGGAGAAAGTCGCGAGAGAAAAGGCGCGGGTCGAAGAGCTTTCCAAAGCCGAGGTGAAAGCCCCGGAGGACCCTTGGGACAAGGACCACCAGACCGCCCTTCACAAGACCGTGGAAGACCTGAAAAGGGAAAACGCGGAGATGAAGGCCTACTTCCAGGAGCTGCGGCAGAAGGAAGTCGAAGAGGTCGAGGTCAACGCAAAGCAAGCGCAGGAAAAGGCCATCTATGGCTCCATCCACTCGCTCCAGGACGAGTACGCCCAGCTCAAGACCTCCAAGCCCTTCAAGGACTTGGATGCCGAAAACGTGGCGTGGCTCAATACCCTGGTCGAAAAGTCGGGAGTCAAGGAAGCCCTGCCGACGGCATCGGCCGAAGAGCTTTGGGCCGCCGCCAACAAGCGGTACGAATCGGATCCGGAATTTCAGAAGTCCATCCCTCCCCATCCGTTCTCGAAAGAGGACCTGGATAAATACCGCATCATCTCCGAACTGAACGGCAAGGTCCGGCAGGTCGGCGGATCGATTCGCGGTCATTGGCTGGAGAAGCTGGACGACGAGGGCATTCTCGAAGAGGTCATGCAGAAGAGCAGACAACGTGCTGCGGAAGATGCTGCGTCAAGGACCGTCAAGGCAATTCAGAAAGCATCAACAGACGTTCAACCCATCGCCCCTGGTGATGGATCCGCAAAGACCGGATACCTAGACCCCGAGTGGACCCCCGCCAAGGCTGCCACGATTCAAAGCCAACTCGTCGCCAAACACAAGAGCGGCAAGGGCTTGAATCCGCAGGAGCGGGAACTGCTGAAGAAGGTCGGCGGGATCCTCAAGGATTCATACCTCGGCGTACTTCAATAAGGAAAAATCATGGCTCTCATTCTGAACAACACCGACCAGCTTCTCAAAGAAGGTTGGGAAGCGACTATCTGGGAAGAGTCCCAGGAGCGCGACGTGCTGGAGGCCCTGACCGGGACCTACAGCGAGCAGGACAAGACCGTCCCCGACGGCATCATCAACCGCGTGATGCTGAAGGAAGGCGAGGACAAGCGCACCATCCCCATGGTGCTCGACCTGACCGGCGCCGGCCGCCAGGGCGCGGACAAGACCCTTGTGGGTTTCACCGAGACCCCGGATACCCGGTTCATGACCTGCTACTCCAACGACGTGCGGCACGGCGAGGACCTGTACCGCTTCGGCAAGTACGCCCAGCGGTCGGAGTGGATCGTCAAGGCCGAGGGCGCCAACAAGCGCCTGTCGAAGTGGCTGAAGGCCCGCCGCGGCAAGCACAAGCGCCAGGCGATGCTGGAGCGCATCTCCGACAATCTGGAGGAGACGCCGACCACGCTGACCTCGGCGTGGAACAAGAACATCTACATCCCGAATCTGACCGACGCGCAGATGCCGGATTACGACTCGACCCTGGCCACCCATACCGCGAATATCTATTCCGCGCTGGGCACCGCCGGGACCGGATCGGGCGCCAATCTGGACGCCGGCACGTTCGCGAGCCTGGAATACTGGGTCACCTCCCAGTGGAAGATGGAAACGCTGTCGAACGACACGTACATCCTCCTCCTGTCCGGCCGCACCGCGCGCCGCCTGCGCGACATGACGAACTCCAGCGGCTTGACCGAGAAGTGGCGTACCACCCTCTCGGACGAGATCGCGAAGAAGACCACCCAGGCCGTTCTGGGCCAGGTCGGAAAGTTCATCATCGTCGTGGACGACCGCGCCCCGATCCTCGTTCGGGATACCGCCGACTCCTCCCTGACCGCGTACTACCGCGACGTGGGCAACACCGACAACCGGAGCGCCTACAGCAACAGCGGAACGACCACGGTGTGGGATGTGTCCTATGTGATCGGCATGGCCGGGCTCACGGAGACCATCTCCATGCTGCCCCGGTACGATGATGACACCTTCGACATCGGCAAGACCCAGGTGATCGGCATGTCCACCACCTACGGATTCCAGGTGACCGAGTTCGATGACGACACCGCGACGGACTCCAGCCGGATCGGGCAGAACTGCGGAGTGATCCTCGATTACAGCGGTAACCTGACGACCTGATAGTAACCCTTCGGTTACTGTTAGCCTTTGGGGCGGCGGCATTGTAGCCGCCCCTTTTTGAAAGGGCAGTATGAAGGACAACGGCTTACTCCAGGGTCTCGCGGAACAGTATTTGGGCAAGAAGGGTGCACCGGATTACCCGTACATCCTGTGCAAGCGCAACGACCGCATAGAGGTCACCTACCGCCTGCACGATCCCATGTGGGAAGGCCTTCGCCCGGTCCGCAGGAATGGCCAGACCATCTACGAGCTGGATCCCAAGTTCAACCTCAAGATCGAACCGGACGGGACCTGCTTCATTCCCGACACCCCCGCGAACCGCGCCAAGCTGGAGCGTCTTTCCCAGCCGACCGAGACCGTGGACAAGCGCACCCGCCGCAACGGTATCACCGGCCTGGATGAGACCTACGAGGTCAAGACCATCACCCCCCCGAAGTACGAGAAGATGGAAAAAAACATCTTCACCTCCGCCATGGTCAAGGAATTGGCCGACGCCGTCCGCGCCGAGCTGGCCAATGAAGGCACCGAGCCGGAGCGCGAGGAGGAACCGGAATTCCGCGAGGTGAACCACGGCAACCGCCAGACCCGCACCCGCCGCATCAAGCAAGACCCCTTACTGGACCCGATTGAGCGTTGACCACCGCGGAGCTGATCACCCTATTGGCCGAGGACGTGGGATCCGCATGGTCCCGCACTCGGCTTATGCAGGCCATCAATAGGGCTCAAAATGAGCTATTGGGCATGGACTGCCAGCTCATGCGGGTGAAGCCGGATCCGTTCATGGCGACGACCACGGCGGTTTATACCTACGCCGCATCCTCCTACCTGTATGTGGCCACCACGGGCGCCCAGGGGGCTTTGGTGGGGGATATCCGCTCCGTCCGCGAGATTTACATCGACACCACCAATATGTCTTCCCTGGACGAGTTGGCCCTGGACACCAACTTCACCCGGGTAACCGAGGTGGAAACGCGGCCGACCGAGAACCGGATCAAGGTGCGTTTTGATTCCACCGACTCCCTGGGCGCGAACTTGACCGACTGTAATATCAAGTGGCCGGCCATGTACAACCCGGGGACGACGACGATCGCCTGGAAGGCCATCGCCTACACTTGGCCCACCCAGATCACGGCGGAATCCATTGCCTTGTCCATCCCCGAGGACTATCAGCATTCCCTGCTTTACCTGCACGTCCTCAAGTTCATCGAGCGGCGAGAGTTCGGGCGGAACGATGACTCCGCGATCCAATACCGCGAGGCGCTGTCCAAGTTCCGGGCCAAGTACAGCAAGATGCCGGCCTTCGATGGGGACATGACCTGCCGCCCTCGGTTGGTGTAATATGCGCGGGAGATACCGCCGCAAGACCCGGGAGCAGGCTCAGTCTGAGCCTGTATTCTCCGAGGACAAATGGGGCGGGGGGCAAAACAGCGACACCCCAGCCTCTAAGCTAGGGCCGGGGGAACTGGCACTCCTTCGGAATGCGGTCGATTACGGGGATTTCATCGAGGGGCACGGGGGCAGCCTGCGGCTGGCCTCGACGAGCCTGCCGGGGTCGGGGACGGTTTACAGTTACGACTTCCACCCTACGGCGAAGAAATGGCTCCTGCACCGCGGGTCGTCTTTGTGGGTAGCGGGAGCCACGATCACCTCTTGGGCCGAAGTCAAAAGCATTGCCTATATCACCGTCACGAGCCCAACCGAGGCGGGCGATACCAGTAACCAGCTTTCTGCATGGCATGTTTGGGCGGGTAACACCGGAAATACTAACGCTGGAGTTTTGTACTGGAACCTGACCAACTCCGGATCCACCCGGACGGTGAGTCTTTACAAAACCAACGGGAGCCCGAAAACAAACCTTGTCGCCCAAGGATCAAGGACCGGGGACGGAGACATTTATCTCTCTCAGCAAAACGGATCCGGGCTGGGGGCAACCGTTACTGTCGCCTACTCGGGAGACGACACTGACACCGGGAACACGCTGACCATTGATGCCGGTCAGATGGAGCAAAGCTATCAGGCGCGAGAATCCAAAATCGTCCGATACAAAAATGATTTTTTGGTACTCCCCTCAGAAACCCTTGCTTCTGGGTTTGGGAATATCGCTTATGTGAACCTGACCGATGAAAAATATTACGCCATTGGCGCGGAGCGCGGTTACGGATTCCCGTACTACCAAATCCCCGATTCCGGATCACAGGCCGCCGCCACCCCTTACGGGCGTCGGTATATCTGTACTTTTTCGCGGATCGTTGACTCCAACGGAGCGGCGAGCTTTTCCTCAAATCGCCTTACCGGAACCTTGGTTTTCGAGAGCGCGGCAACGGATGTAAGGCAGTCCAGCGATACCGTGCTGTCGGCGGATTATGGCGAACAATGGAAGGCCAACCCGATATCAGCCTCCAACTCCAACGCCATCGATCTTTTTGTGGCTTCTACGACACGGGTCTCCGAACTGGCGTCCACCCACTACACCCACCTTAGCCTATACGGGACGCTGGATATCGGAACAGCCGGAGTCGATCCATCCACCGGGCTTGGCAACAATCGGGAGCTATATGTCTGGATTGCCGATATCGACATCACTAAATCCACCTACACCGACATCACCACGGATGACGAGCTTAGGGCTCGTTTAAAAGCGGGCTTTGGACTTAGAACTCGGTACTGGAAACCGATGCCGGGCGGGGAGTGCGGGGCGCTGGTCAATGACTTCTTGTTCAAAGCGGATCGCGGGGACGGGAAGGTCTATTACCAGCAACTCCTAAACCCGGAGTTCCTGGGCTTCTACCGCCCCGATGCCCAGTTTATGACCTTCGACGACGGTGTACAGATCCTGGCCGAAAGCAACGACCAACTCGCCGTCATTTGCTCCCGGCAAACCTGGATGGTGAACCCGAAGATCCAGAAAAACGTGGATCAAATCGCGTCCGTGTTCACCCTGGCCAGCCGCTTCCCCGCTTCCCGTACCGTTGGCGTGACGGATTGGGGCAGCTTCGCCCCGGTGGAGACTGGCGGGTTCATCGCCCGATGCTCCGATGCCTCGGTGAGAATCTGGGACGGGGATTCCTGGGGGGATGACCTCGGAAGCGACCGCGTGCGGGATACCCTGCTTGGGATGATCGACGGGTCCGCAGGGGGGTACTACAAGAACGCCTATTATCTCTGGTACCGCACCGCCTCGGGGACCGCCTACAACGACAAGTGCCTTCGCTTAGGGCTGGGTGGGGATGCCGGGTTCGGGTGGTCGGAGATCAGCCGCTCGACCTGGATTTACCCGCATCTTCGGTGCGGGGGTGTGGTGATGTTGGACTCCAACAACCTGGGGCGGCTCATGGTGTTGGACTACTCCACCGGGCACTTCTACTGGATCGAGACCTTCACCAATGCCAACTCCTCCTTTACCAAAGCCTGGAAGGACAAGGAAAACGTATCGGGCGGGACCGATATCGCCTGTACCGTCAAGTTCCGGGAGATCATTGGGAAGGAGGAAAGCCATACCCTCTACCACCAGGAAAGCCATGCCTATCTAAGACCATCCATTCCTGCGGACGGGTACCTCTCCGGGTTTGAAATCACGTTCAACGTGTACGCGGATGGGGCGACAACCGCCGCTGCTTCGCTCTCCGACGCCCCCAAGACCGGGGATATCCAGGTCGCCAAGGTGGCGGCCGGGCGCCGGCTTCAGCACGAATTGGTGACCACGGCATCCAAGTTCATCCTCACGGGGATCGACTCCCATATCCAGGAGCAGGACAAGGCATCCATCGGCGCCCAGTTCGCGGAGTCGGACGAGGCGGGATGGCAAACCGTGCTGGGTGGGGCCTCGACGCTCAAGCATTGGCTCTGTCGGCCGAAGGCCCTCCTCAACCGCGCCACGGGCTCTAGCTATACCCTGGCGGGTACGGCGCCGACGGCGGTAGAGGGGCCGGACGGGAAGACCTACGCCCTGTCCTTCCCCTCGGGGGCGTCGTACACTCTCGCGGATACCACCAGTTACGGCGACTTCTCGGTGGGGTTCTGGTGCAAAACCGTCGCGCTCAATTCCCGCATCTTCAACATCAACGGGACCAATGACTTTTATGTCCGGTTCACCGGAAATACGGTGATGGACGTGAACGGGGACGGGAACATCACCGTCTCGACCATTGCTTCGGGGTGGCATCACTTCTTCATCGTCCGCACCGGATCCACGGTAAGCGTGTACCAGAACGGGGCGCTATTGGCCGGGACCGTGACCACGGCCACGGCGCGGGGTGGAACCAACCTCCAGATCAACGACCAGGGCGGGGCGATGATCCTGGATGACATCCGGGTTTATAACGACGACGTGATCACCGCGGCCATTGCGGATTATTACTACGACGACGTGACAGGCAACGCCGGAAACCTGGTCCTTCCCTTGGCATGAGCAAGCCGCCCTTTGCTATCCCGGACGCGCCCGAAGGCGACGACCTTAGCCGGAAACTGGATGACCTTTATGGCCTTTTGGGGATTCAGCGAGAGGAGATCGACAAGCGGATCCTAGGTGTTGAGGGGCTTATCTCCAAGCCGGGGATTCGCGGTGGGTTTGAGGTCGATGACGTGCGGTCCTACGGTACCATCCAGAACGCGGTCAATGCGGTTCCGTCGTCCTCCAGCAAAACGATTTACATCACCAACACCCAGACAGTAGCAGCCAACCTCACCATCCCCTCCAATATCTCCGTGGTGGTGCTGAAGGGGGGCGGGTTCAATATCGCCGCAGCGGCGACGCTCACGATTAACGGGGCGTTTGAGGCGGGGTTGTTCCGGGTTTTCACCCTTGCGGGGACTGGCTTGGTGGCCTTTGGACAGGGCTCCACCAAGTACGTTATCCCTCAATGGTGGGGGGCTGCTGGCAACGGGACGACCACGGACACAACCTCAACCCAGGCCGCCGCCCTGTGCGCCGAGGCGTCCGCAAAGGCGCTGTTCATGCCCTCGACGCCAGGGGGCTACCGGCTGGGGCGCGTGAACCTTGCCACGGGCGGGATCAAGGTCTTCGGCGACAATACCAAAATAGTCCAGATTTACGACGCCGAGGAAGGATCCGGCGGAGCAGGGAGCACCAAGGTATCCCCGGTTTGGTTCTGCCGAAAGACATCTTCCCACATCGAGATCACCGGGTTCCGGTTCACTTCCGACGCCTCGACCTATCCAGCCCTTACCCTGCCGGAATGGGCGTCCTACCTGGCTCCGATTTGCATCAACCGATCCGATTACGTAAGTGTTCATCACAATTGGTTTGAGATGGAGCATGAGCGGGCCATCTTCCTGTATGGCGGCAGCTATTGCAGCGTCAAGAACAACTACTTCGACAACGCCTCGATGATTATGCACATCGGGATCACGTCGAACACGAATTTCTGGGACGATACCGATAGCTCGGCCACCGTTTACGGCCCCGCATCCCCGATCATCAGCGACAACATTTTCGCCGGGTACGACTACCCGAATAACTGCCTGTTCCTTTCCGGCCCTACCGACTTCACCGTCTCCAACAACAAGTGGATTGGATTCAACGACACGGCCGGGACGCCGCTCCGAATCTACGTGAACGACCTGGGCATGCACGACGCCTCGGGGACCGCGCTTGATACGCAGTCGGGAGTGGTGACCGGAAACACCATCAAGGGCACGTTTGAAAATGCTATTGAGATATATGGGCAGGCCCAGAGCGAGGGCACCACCACATTCAAGACGCGGATCAAGGTCACCAAGAACACCATCGAAGGGACCGGCGTAGGGCTCAATATCGAACGCGCCTATGAGCTTCACATCATCGACAACGATGTCAAAACCACGAACGCCCCGTTGTACATCAAGCGGGAATTTGTGGACTGCAAGGTCAACAACAACCGCCTGGAATGCACGGACATTTCCGATGTAGTGCCGGCCATCGAATCTACGATCGTCTTTGATGGAAACGCGGTACCGATCCGATCCGATTTCATCGGGAATGATTTCGTTGGCCCTGCGGACGACCTCTACCTCTTCTTCACCCCACCCGGTGTTTTGCTTCGGGATTGTTCGATTCGTGGGAATAAGTTCGAATACCATTCGACCGTAGCCTCAAACCGTGCCGTGCAATGCAACTTTACCGGCACCTTGGATTTTTCCGAGAATCGCTTCTACATGAACTCCAGTACGGCGACTGATCGGATTATCTGCTCCTTCAATAAAACCATTGGCGCATGGCAGGATCTCCAGGGGTATAACCCGGGGTACACGGTTATCCCAACTGTCCCGAACGGGTATCAGTACAAAGTTATCTCAGGTGTAGGGGACACGGGCGCCTCGGAGCCGACGTGGCCGACCACGATCGGCGGAACGGTTGTTGACGACGAGGTGACCTGGGAATGTGAGGAGCTTCGGGCCCGCGCCATCGTCTGCAAAAACCGCATGTTGTACGCGAGCGTCCGGGTCCGAGGGTTCGACATTACAGCCAATTCCGTTTACTTCTCCGATAACATCGACTTTCAGGGGGTGACGCTCTCCGGGGCGGATGTTGTTTGTGAGGGAAACAGGATCGAGTCCCGGACCTCCAGCACCCATATTCTTCTAGTCATCGAAAACGCGACCCATGCCTACGTGGCAGGGAATTTC